AAATTTACTGATAGATGTAAGTATCCCCGCTAGAACGTTTAGGAATGCAAAAAAGTATTGAATTATCATAATGTTATTTTTGGTTTCATCTGAAACTCCATCATTTCCACTAGGGTTTAACACAGCAAACCCACCTACTCCTGTAATACTGGCTATAATTATACTAGGGTACGCTAACCAGTCGTTCTGCTTCTTATAGAATAGACGTGCGTGATTGTGGAGCCAGCGATATCCAGCCGCCTTTTCAGCCCATTTTATAAGCAGTTTTTCTTGTTTTTCACACCATTCACATGGGTCGCCACTCATGGTATAGTCTATTTTACAAGTACAAATTATTCATGGTTACCCTGGAAGATACATTTCAAGTTCTGGTTTCATTTCCGATACCCACCACTTTTTTTCCGCGGGGTCCCATTTTGCACCCAATGATTTAACGCGCTCTTTATCACTAAAAGGAACATTCAAATAAATACTTTCTTTTACTGGTGTATTCATATATTCCTCGGCCTCTACTTGTGTTTTAAAAGACTTGTAGATCGCACATGGGTACCCATCAATTTGTGTCTTAGCCTCACCCCATACAGTATAAATACCAGGAATATGTCCTCTAACGACACTGTAGAATTTCGACTCTTTCGTTTTACTGGTAGTCTTCGTTTTAACGATTCCCCCGGCAGCTTTATAGGCTAATTGGTCGACTTCTTCATTTTTAGGATCTCCGTTATGTGCTTTTACCCATTTCCAGTTAACAAGTTTAAGTTTATTACGCACTTCATCAATAGCAATCCATAACTCTTTATTTTTTACGGGTGTACCAGTGGAAGTTACCCAATCATTTCTTTTCCAGTTTATAATCCATGAGCTAATACCGTTCTTTACATATTGACTATCTGTAAATATACACACTTCTTGGATATCCCTCTTCAAACATTCTTCGAGGGCTTTGAGAATCGCAGTCATCTCCATCTGGTTATTTGTGGTATCAGACTGTCCAGCACTGAGTTTAAAGTCTTCACCCACCACACCCCAACCACCACGTCCAGGATTCCCCAAACAACTCCCATCAGTGTAAATCTCATACATACTTACTTAACATACGACGTGTTCTTTTAAATCAATTTTCAGCATCTTCTTGTGAGCGAGTTTTATAGTAGTGCGAATTCTTTTTCGAACATCACGAACCATACCTGACCGTGCTTCATATGGTATGTCACCAATGAATGCTTCGACATTTTCCAAATACTCTTTGAATCTCGACAAGAATGTAGTGATGTATACTTGCTCGTATTCTTCAAAATATTTTTTGAAACGTTTTCCAGGTTTGGGGGGATCTTGGATGGTGTGATTATTGTAAAATACATGCGTAATGGGTATGTTGTAAAAACGTTTACGGAACGTATTTTCCTCATCACTTTCAATATCAAAATACGCACATAACAATCGATCGAGATCACCCTTGAGATTAATGAAAATACTGTACATGTCTACATGTTTCGCAATTTTCGAAGACTTCCCGAATGCGTGACATGCGTACATACAGGCATAATGATTCCACCTATACAGATTACACGTCTCCTGACCAAGTGTGTACCAAAAAAGGTCGGGGTCATTTTTGAAAACCACGAACTTGTCGGTGAAGCTTAATATATGTTCGGCGACATCTCTACATAAAGGAAGTTCATGAACAACCTCATGTAGGGATACGTCTCTGATAGCTGATAGAGGAATCATTAATGTATCAATAGATATATATCACTTAGGTTCAGGTTTGAAGAAGTCATTAAATGGACAACCTTTACAACGTCTATGACGTATCGCACAATCGAGTGCGTCAGCATTCTTGATACAGGGTTCTTTCATGAATTGTTTCCACTGTCGATAGGTTCGTCGTCGTCTATTGGTACAAATGACGACAGGGGTTTGACAAGTGGCAAGGGTATACATATTAAGTAGGTATGTATATTCGTTTTTAAATAGCATTAATTATGCATTTTAAAAATGATGTTTATATTATTTTTACTATCAAACTAACATTGATACTTAGTTGCTGAAAGCCAAACCACCCATGCCACTTTGAATTCGGAGAACGTTGTAGTTCGTGGCGAACATGTTGAGCGAAGTCGCGGCACCGGTGTCCATGTCCGACTTGATCTTGATGGCCACTTGGGCGTTATCGATCCTGGAGAAGTTGCAGGTACCAGTGGGTTGATGTTCCTCGGGCTTGAGAGCGAAGGAGTACGAGTAGATACCGGGCATGGGGGAACCAGAGTGATGGTTGTACGCTTGCACCTGGTTGAAGTACTTACCGGACTGCTCCTTGAAGCGGTCCTGGCCGTTGAGCACAAGTTTGAAGGTATCGACGGGGCCGACAGCGTTGGCAGCATCATCAGTGTTACCCTCTTCGACGAGGCGGAGAAGAGAACCGCCGGTACCGGCCGAGTACATGGGCACACCAGCCGCCTGCGTCAAGGGCACGAAGCAGTTGGAATCGGTGATACCCGCGGGGTTAGACTCGAGGACAACATCATCGCTGTTGACGTTGGATGTGAAGTTCCACAACTTAGCGTTGGAGCTAGAAGCGGGGGCAACGGCCCACACAAGTTCCTTGATGGGGTGGTTGTACGACAGACGGACCTGCTTGGTCTCACCCGCGGAGACAGAGTCAACACCAGTGTGCTGGACCTGTTCGATCAGGTATTCGTGACCCTTCTGGGCGAATCGGCGTCGCTCTTCGGTGTCCAGGTACACATAGTTACCCCACACCTTGAAGGTGTTGGCGTTGAAGTAGTGCTCGAACTCGTCGGTCAGATCGAAATCAACGCGGACTTCGTGGTACTGAAGGGCGATCAGGGGCAGGTACAAACCGGGGTTCCTGTTGAAGAAGAAGATCAGGGGGAGGAACACTTGGCCCGCACCCGAAGTCATCTTACCCCAGTTAGCTTTCTTGGACTCGTCCAGGTAAAGCTCGGAGTACATACGCCACCATCGCTGGTAGTGTTTGTCGATACGCTGACCACCAATGGACAGTTCAGCAGTCTTGATCGCACGCTCGGCGACGAAGTTGCAGTCCAGAGTAGCAGCAGTCTTGGTGCCGGCCGTCTTGGACGTGAGTTCAACGTACATGTCACCGATGAGGTCACCGTTACGGGCGACAGTCACGGAGATGCGACCGTTGTTGGAGGGGTTACCGTTCGTGGTTTGTTCGATGTTCTCCATCGCGAAGTTAGTGTGACGTTTGTAAACCGCCTGGAAGAAGGTTACCTTAGGGTTACCGGTGAGGTAGACATCTTGGGCACCGTAAGCTACGAGTTGCATGAGACCGCCGGCCATTGTGAGTGTTTTGTAATATATAGTAATATTTTATTTTGGCCTGATACCGCACATTGCGAAAAATCTACATTGGTCTTTTCTACGCATATATCAAATGACTACTTACCCCGACGAAATCGAAGAAAATCCGGAAGAGTTAGAGGAGGAGGAGGAATTGTTCCAAGAGGAGGAGGATGAGATGTCCATGGATGAAGAAATTGGTATCGATCTGGTCGACGTACTCACGACTCCAGAGGGTGACACCGTCTGTAGTGCACTAGTTTCACTCGTGCAACAGGTCCAAACCCAGAACAAAATTCTGATAAAAATCCTTGGAAAATTAGGAGCTTAAAAATAACTGCCTTGTATTAGTAAAACAGGGGATGGGAACCCACTTTATATCCGAAGATGCCGACCAACTTCAATCGAATATGGAGATTCTAAAAAATACAATTCAATCACTTAATTCTGACGAACTCTTGCAAGTTTTAGATGATGAGGAGAAAATGTGGGACATGGGTGTTAAGAATAATACATCAGTGCCGACTGAATTGGGATATAAAAAATTTTTCAAACCGAGTGAAATTAACCCGGCTTCTGGGAAACCATTTCGTGTGGACATTGAACAGATATCAGCATCGCATCGTAGAGTCATTTCACAGATGGGGCAATTGTATCATCGAGCGACCGCCCTGGAGATTTCCGACTACGAACCCAATGACGATGGTCTGAAAGTGTCCGTTCGAATCAATCGACTCATCGAGCAAGTGGATGATGCATTCCAGATTGTGTTCAGACATGCGAGAATTTACGAACGAATTAACAACCCTACATGTATCCCGACCAACCCGGATTCGGATCCTACACTCTATCGGTGTAACACTGACCAACTTGATACACTTTCTCCATACCAACAATCACTACTATCATTTTTGAATCACACATATACCAACAACATTCGACGATACAAGGGGTACTGTTGCACTCAAATCATTACACCAGAAGGATACGCGACACGTGCATGGAAACCGAATAGGTCGATTGAAGCGGAAGTCTTCATGTTTTCACAGAAAGAAACGAATCGTGCGAATTGGGAAAATCTTACGTCGCGTGGTTCAACTATAGGTGACGTTGTCCGTTTTGTGTCTAAGTGTCACGATATGCAGTTTCCTGAGATTAGTAAAAACCGCCATGTGTGGAGCTTCAAGAATGGTATCTTCATCGGTAAAGAATGGGTCCCAGCAACTGGTAAATTTAGATCTAACTTCTACAGTTACGAGAGTAAGCAGTACAAGTGCCTGGATCCCACGATCGTGAGTTGTAAGTACTTTGATCAGATGTTTGAGAGTTACGATCATGTCGAGGACTGGTGGGATATCCCAACCCCCTATTTTCAGAGTATCCTAGACTATCAGAAATTCGATAAGGATGTATCGAAGTGGATGTATGTCATGGGTGGTAGGCTTTGCTTCGATGTAAATGATATCGAGTGTTGGCAGATTGCCATGTATTGTAAAGGTGTTGCAAGAACTGGTAAGTCTACGTTGTTGACGAATGTATTCCAAAAGTTCTACGAAGCCGAAGATGTCAAAACCCTTAGCTCTAACTCCGAGAAACAGTTTGGTCTTTCGGCGATCTACGACGGCTTCATGTTCATCGCCCCAGAATGTAAAACAAACATGAGTCTGAACCAGGCAGAGCTTCAGTCGATCATCAGTGGCGAAGATATCAGTATCGCGATCAAACACGAAAAGGCAAAGTCTATTAAATGGACTACACCTGGTTGTATGGCGGGTAACGAACTTCCCGATTATAGAGATGCATCTGGGTCAATCTTGAGGCGTTTGTTGGTCTTCGACTTCCCCAAACAGGTGAAGGATCATGATACCGACCCACATCTGAATAACAAACTGATGAAGGAGATTCCAGCCATTCTTCTCAAATGTGTACGTGCGTATATCGAGTATGGTCAGAAATATGCGGATAGAGACGCATGGGCCGTCGTCCCCGCCTATTTCAAGAAGATCCAGAAGCAAGTCGCGATGGTGACAAGCTCTCTGACTAACTTTCTCGAGAGTAGTTCTGTTGACAGGGGTCAGAATCTCTTTGTTCCCCAGGTAGTGTTTACCCCAGCGTACACGCTACACTGTACACAAACACTCAATCTCGGGAAACCGCGATTTAATCCAGATGCATATGCAGGACCATTCAGCTCGTATGGTATCGAGGTCCGCGAAGAGGCGGTGACCTACAAGGGGCGAGCCTATCGCAAGCAACCCGTCTTCTACGGTGTCGATGTGTTTGATGACAACGAAGAAATATTAACCAGTGGATACTAAAAAAAATATCACCATTTAATAATATGAGCCAGAGGATAAAGGAATTTGTCCGGCAATCTGGAGTCGAAATTCAAAGTCCGAACTCGAACTCTGATAATAATTTAGCAAGAGAACTCGATAATATACTCGAACGTGGTGAACAGGAAAGGCGTCCATCACCGCGTGAAGTACAGGTCCCCCAGCGTCTCCAGCGGAACATGATTAATAATCGAACGTATGAAGGAGCCTTTAGAGAATTCGAAAATAATGAATTTGGGGGCCTCACGAACAATAACATCAGACAGTTGTTGGGTCCGAACGATGTGAAACAACTTGAAATGACCAAGCTTAATCCAGGTATGTTCAATGCGACGATTGACTCGGGTTTCGGGCAGAAGGATGCTATCGTCGACCTCAAGAAAATACTATTGAAGACACCTCTCCCAAAAACACCCATTGGTGAAGGTCTTTATTTAGAAACGACTGAAATTAAAGGATGGTATGGGTCGATGCGGGAAGGATTTTCACACACCCGTGAAGCAGGTCCCAAGGGTAACATCAATATCCCATTTTTTACGACACAGTTCAAAATGACGATATCGAATGTGATCGGTGAAAGTAAGGGTGTCACTGTCAACATCTACAAAAACGGAAAGATCCGCTTTTCGGGTGGTTTCGTGGGTACGAACATTGCCAACCAACCCGAACTCATCCGACGTTTCGTAGTCGGTGCGTACACCGAGCGTCAGCAATTCTTCTATAACCCCTTTACATACAATAATCTCAGTGGTCAGTTTAGGATTAATGGTTTATTCAAGAGTCTTACAGACATCGCTCAGCGTGCGAGAATGTATGGTATAAAAGAAGTTTCATACGAACCAGAACTTTCACCCTTCCTTTATGTTTACATGGAAGAAGCGAAGTTCATCATCACCAAGTCGGGAAACGTTCAGATCTCGGGTGCGAAAAACCCCGCGGATATGTTAAACGCTTATGAAGTTGGTAAAGCATTGATGGAGACTCTGAATAGTAATGGTCAGATCATCATCACTGGTGAATTCGATAAAGGTGTTAAGGCTCGTGCCGTCCCCAAGGCCAGGTCTAAGGCTAAGGCCAAAGGTAAGGCTACACTCGTTGTCAAAAGGAAATATACCAAACGCCCCATTGATGCCAAAACGTGTTTACGTATGAAGAAACCAGAACTGGTCAATCTTGCTCGTCAAATGGGTGTCGTCAATTTCCGTGTCCGTGGTGAAAATGGTTTCAGGGTCGCGAAGAAGGATGAAATCTGTAAGAAGATCATGAACAAGGTTGGTAACAATTCTAATTCAGACGCGACGTTCCGTGTCGGTAAGAAAATATGTAGACAGATGAAAAAAGAAGACCTCTTAAATACGGCAGCAATCATGAAAATTGATGTTAATGTGAAAGACACCAGGGATGCTATATGTAAGAAGATCGAGAAGGTTCAGAAAACCCTCGAAAAGGCGAAGAATATACCTAAGGCTCAGCCTAAACCCGTGGTGAAGGTCGTAACACCGAAAACGAATGTTACCGTTTTAAAAAAGAGAGGTCTCGATGAGAATTCGATTCGTAAAGATATCGTGAAGTTGTACGGTAAACGATGGATGGGACAGTACAAGAATGTCATGCCTTCGTTGAACAATGATGTCCGTGAAATGAAGACACGTCTCAACAAGCTGTCTACAGGTAACAAGGCGGGTATTCCATTCAAAAAGAACGTTGATCAAGCCAAGAAGAAACTCGTCGAAAACTGGAAAAACCAACGTAAACGTGACCTCGATAAGAAGATGATTGTGGACACGTTGAATGTAAATGGTATACCTCGCAACATGGTGTCGACCTACAAAAAGAATGCACTCAACTACATCATGGTACATAAACCGGGGAAAGCGAAGATGGTAACGTACAAGAAGGCGTGGTTGAACAGTAAAAAGAACACGAAAAATGCTAGCCCCAAGCCGATCGTCAAAGCTAAGCGTGAACGGATGATTTAAATCTCCGTTTGATCGACTTCGGTGGCGGTACGGGTGCCTCTGGAATCGTGATAATAAGATATTTGTAATAAATATATATAATGCCTAACTTTGCAGAAATAAATCCACAAACCAATGAATTTCTTCGAGTCGTTGGAGCGACGAGTAATCTTTGGTGTGAGAACGAATTTGGCGGAACTTGGGTCAGAACCTACTATGATAATGAAGATAAAAACTATCCTGGAATAGGATGTACGTACCACCCAGAGAAAGAAAACTTTTCAGCACCTCAACCTTTCCCATCATGGACTTTAGATGACCAATGTAATTGGGTACCACCACATGATTTCAAACCGACTTTACACCTTTACGTGGAAGCCGATTTTCCTGGTAACGTTCAGATCATAGAAGATAAGGTTTGATTAACATGAAACGAATTTGTTTATGACTCTACTGGGATCCGCGGTCTGTTTGAGGTGAAACGTATGGTACGAAAAGTCGTAGCCCAAAAAGTGGTCCTTGATCTGTTGAGACATACTCGTCGCCTCCCCGAGTCTGGGGATACCCGTACATACGGACACTTTCTCCAATTCTAAAAAGTGATCTTCCATGATGACGAAACGTCTAAGGTTTTCGTCAGACATGCCCTGCTCCTTCATGAGTTTATACATCGCCGTGGATGCTCCATCAGACATATGGAAATTCTTAGAACCCGGAACCTGTTCGGAAGGTGCGTTGAAGAAGGCGTACATGAGAATACCCCCAATGATGAGAGGTAT